CTGTAAGGACACCCATCTGTTGCATATGACCAGGTTTATACTGCTTGATTGGGGGTTCCCTAAACTCTGGGCTACGAGATCTCTCCTGGCGCGCCATCGGTCTGGGTGGTACGGACATCACCGGAACTCCGACCGGAACTTCAACCACTTTAGGATTTTGGTACATATATCCCACGACGAGGACGAGGACAATGAGAGCACCCCAGAGGATCTGTGTCTTTGTCTTGTTCTTCATATACTATACTTAAGGAAAATCTTTTACATAAAGATATGAAGGTACTGGCCATAGATATTGGGTACCATAATATGGGTCTCGTGGTCGCCGAGTGTGGGAATGGACCAAATATTGATGTGAAGTATATAAAGAAGGTAAGTTTGGAAGACTATAAATACATATACTCAAACGATATGGTTGATCTCGTCCCCCTTATGGTGGATGACCATAGAGATATATTTGACGAGGCTGAAACAATACTCATAGAGAGACAACCTCCGATTGGTTTTACGAATATTGAAGTACTTCTACATTACATGTTCAAAGATAAAGTGATTCTGGTTTCACCTGTGAGCATGCATGTACATTTTGGTATGAGACACCTAAACTACGACGAGAGAAAGGAAAGAACTGTCAGTCTCACTGAAAAATACACGGGGATTGACATTCCATATGAGAGAAAGCATGATATAGCTGACGCTGTATGTATGCTCCTGTACCACAATTTCAAAGTGACTACTCACTTCTTTGACCGATTTAAATATTCACCTAAAGTAGAATGCCAACCGTGAAACAAATTCAGAGTGCGTGTAAAAAATTAAAGTCTACACCTAAACCAAAGGGAAATAGCCCCAAGATACCAACAGCCGCTTTACTTCGCATCATAAAAGCGGATCCTAAGGTGAGCCGTAATAAGGAGTTCATGAAGCGGGTTCATGAACTTACGAAGAAGAAGTAGACTTCTTTTCTAATTGTTACTAGAAGCGCTATCACTTAGGAACCTTTCCGGTCGCGAGTTTTTTGAAATCACCAATAAACGTATCAAATCTTCCGAGGCGAAATTGTACGAGACCCCAAAGCATGAAAAATACCGTCTTTGTGAGATTGTTCGCCTCTGTGTCATCCATTTTGTAAATTGGACTCACCACACGGTGCATAAAAGTCTCTTCCTTCTGCTGACCAGTCACATACATCTCAGCCTGGGTTAAAGCACATGTATCGTCATTTACACTCCAATGGTAGAAGAGAAAAGGGATTAAAATTGAATAGAACTCCAAATTACGTCTATCATTCGTGAATGGAATCACGAGAATGGCGATGAGAAAAACAAGATGAATCCAGAATATTATGTTCATCTATTATAGAATGAGCGAAGAAAATTTTGGTAGTATGTCTACCTCAGCTCTTAGAGAAAAAGAACTTGAACTCAGAGAAAAAAGTTGGAATGATCAACATGAAAGTATATTGCGTCAATGGGGTGAGGCTTCAGGGTGTTACAGGTACATGAATCACAGATCGTATCTCATGTACAAGTCACTGTCGTTGCGTTTTACTTTGCCTGTCATTATTCTTTCAACCGTCACCGGTACCGCAAACTTTGCCCAAGACCAATTCCCAGAGTCAATACAGGGTTCTGTGCCATCTATAATTGGTGGTCTTAACTTAGTTGCGGGTCTCATCGCAACGATTATGCAATTCCTGAAGATTAATGAATTAATGGAGAACCACAAAACAGCTGCACTCGCCTACGGTCTCCTATCCCGTAATATTCGTCTCACATTGGCTTTATCTAAACGTGAACGTAATTCGGATGGTTTGGACTTTGTGAATACGTGCAAGGCTGAATACGATCGTCTCATTGAACAATCACCAGCGATTCCTACGAGCATCCTCAACGAGTTTGAAAAGGAATACCCCCTGGACAATATATTCACCAAACCAGAGATTCTTAATGTGAGAGCCATTCCAAAACTTAAAATCGCAAACGCGACTGAACAGATGACAAGAGGTGGTCCATTCAGTAAATGGGGTGAATTGGTCAAATCTAAAAGTGAGTACAATCATAAAACGAAACTTTTAGAAGAGATGAATTCTGAAGAGGAAGAGGAAGAGGAAGAGGAAGAGGTTACACCTGAGGAAATTGAGGAGTCTGAAGAAGAGACAGACGTTGAGCAAGGTATACCAAAAGAATGAGGACAGTAATGTTAGTTAAAGCGGCACACACTGCATATGGTAAAATTTTCCTTTTTAAAGGTTTTACGATACGTTCTTGTAGTGCGTCATTATCAAGCACTAAATCTATGGCTTGATTAGTAAGATCATCAATGGACTCTTTCATTAAAATAGTTGAACAAAAAAAAGAAGAGCCTGTTGCCACACTTCACACGAAGCAGATTGACTTGTTGAATAAGTACATTAGTCAGAGAAAGAATGTATTCATCTGTGGTTCGTCGGGTGTAGGAAAAACGTTCGTGTTGAAGTCTGTGCTGAATGAATGGAACAGCGTGGAGATAGAGAAGGATCATCTAAAGTCTAAATCACACTTCCTTACGTTCATCAAAACAGCACCCAAACATGCATATATTGAAGACTACGATTCCGACTATAAGAGTCTAGTAGAGAAGGTATCAGATGGTGATCGCGCATCACGTGGATCCCTCGTGGTTACATCTACGAACATGTGTATGTTTCCAAACTTTGAAACAATTTTCATACCTAGACATAAACCCGATAAATTGTTAACCCTCACAGAAGATAGATCAACCCTCGTTGAAAATGCTGCATTCAGGTGTAACGGAAACATCAGAGACTTCTTCTCGTATATGGAGGGTTTTGATGAAAAAGATATTTTCAAAACACCGAAGGACTACATCAAGGATATTCTCAGTGATCCAAATCCTATAGGTATTCCCGACTCTATCCACGAACATGGACATGTTTGGGACATTTTTCAAGAAAATTATTTGGATTCTAGAGGTGTAGATGTCACACCCTCATCGTGTTCATTTTCTGACGCAGATGTTTACGATACAAAAATGTACACCACCGGTGACTGGAATCTCATGCCATATTTCGTTCTACACGCTCTAGTGATCCCCAAATCAAAACAAGGGCGGGTACTAGACAGGGATGAAATTAGACCCGGGAGTTGTTGGACAAAGTACGGAAATTTCAAGATGCGAAATCAAAAGTACAAAGAGATTCAAAAGAGACACGGTCATAATCTACATATAGAGGATCTTTGCCTCATTAAAAAATATGCAGAGAATGGAGACTTACAACCTATGATGGATTATGGTTTAAGCCCGCAAGATTTTGACGTAATGAATCATTTAGCGGTAGGAAGTAAGTTAAAACAGAGAGATGTAACAAGAGTAAAGAAAGCATTGAAAAATGCCTATGAACAAAGAAAAGCATGAAGAAGAGGAAGACGTTTCTGAATGCACTAAAACTATCGGGAACGAACTCCATTTTTATGGTGATATTACCCCCGAGAATACACTAGAGTTTGTTGAGGCTTTCAAGAAATTGGAGATTCACTTACTCAAACAACAAGCTGATCTTATTGGTTATGAACCACAGATCCGTGTTAATATCATGAGTGGAGGTGGTGATGTATATTCGGGGTTTGCCCTTAAGAATATCTTAGAGAAGTCTAGGGTTAAAGTTATCACCATCGCACAAGGTTCTTGTTGCTCGGCGGCAACTTTCATGTTCCTCGGTGGATCGGAGCGTCGCATGGGGTTGAATGCATACCTTCTGATTCACCAGATTTCAACTGAAATATGGGGGGAGTATAGGGATCTCAAACATGAGATGAAAAACTGTGAGAAACTTATGAAGGATCTCAAGAAGATTTATATGTTAAAAACTAAAATTCCCGAGAAGAAGTTTAAGAAATTGATGAAGAAAGACCTCTATTTGTCGGCATCAAAATGTCTAAAGTATAAGATTGCTCACGCTGTTGATTAATCATGACATATCTTCTATAGAGACCCAATACACATAAAATTAAAAATCCGATTGCAAATGTATTGGTGTTCATAGGCAGATTTGTACGTTCTGGTGGCCTAAGTCGCTCCATTCTACCGTAATTTACAACTGGAAGTGAAGACATCCTATTTAAAGTTGAGAAATTATTCAAACGTATAATGGAACGCCTTATCAAACAAGACAAACACAATCGCGACCGCTACATTGACATCAAAGTTGAAGACTTGAAGGATGGAACCGCGGATATCGTGAAGATCTCCGGCATTGTTGGAAGTGACAAGTTTTCCGAGTCAAGAACCAATGTCAAGACCGGCTACGAGAAGGCTCTCAAGAGAGCTCAAACCATGTGGAACAATGAGCATACCAAGTGTAATCAAGTGTTGCCTATGCTCGCCAACAAGTGGGAAGATCGCCAGAAATACATCTCTGAGCCATTATACGTTCAACCCAAACTTGACGGTGTTCGCCTACTCGTCTCCAAAGATGGTGGCATCTCAAGAACTGGGAAGATCATCCCTGGAACTGAGATTCTTGGTAAGGGACTCAAGTTTGGTCAATACGTTGATGGTGAAGCCTTTGACCCTAACCTCAACTTTGAGGAACTCACGAGTACTTTCAAGACTGACCCTCTGAAGCTCAAGTTCCACGTGTTCGATTTCTTTGATTTGAAGAAGCTTGGTATGACATTCGAGCAACGCTGGGAGTATGTCAAAGAATCTATCTACAATCCTCATTACGAATATGTCAAAACGACACTCGTAAAATCCAAGAAGGATCTTCCTCTCATGCATCAGAAGCATGTTGAAGAAGGACATGAAGGTACCATGATTCGCGATCGCTTCAGTGTGTACGAGGTTGGTCAACGAAGCAACTACCTCCTCAAGCACAAGGATTTCCAGACCGAGGAATATGAAATCATTGGTGCCAAGACGGGTCACGGTCGTGACGCTGACGCTGTTGTTTGGGTCTGTAAAACCCAAGATGATCGGGGGTTCACCGTCAGACCCGAGGGTACCATCCTCCAACGCGAGGAGGACTACAAGAACAATAAGAAATACATTGGAAAGATGCTCACTGTGCGTTTTCAAAACCTGACAGCCCTCGGTGTACCCAGATTCCCTGTCGGTGTGTGTATTAGAGATTACGAATAATATTAAGGTAAAGAAATGAACAGCAAAATTGCCATAGATGTAGATGAAGTCCTCGTACACTTTTTGAAACCTATGTCCAAGAGGAGGGGAGTTAAATTACCTAAAAATCAAAAATACAATTACCTTTATAGAGAAGTTTTTAATTGCACAGAAGAAGAATCTCAAGTAATACTTCACGATTTTTACATGTCGGAAGACTTTCGTAATTTGAAGCCCATTGAGGGTTCCCAACTCGCTATGAATAACTTGTATACAATCTTTGATAAGATGTATATCGTTACGGGTCGTCAAGAAATTGTTAGGGAACCCACTGAAATATGGATTGATCATTTCTTTCCGGGTGTTTTTGATGATGTCATTCTCACAAATAGTTTCACAGACAATGAAATCAAGAAGATTGACGTTTGTCGCGCTCTAGGCATTGGTTGTATAATTGATGACAGTATGGGGACGTGTAAAGAATGCATTGAAGGTGGTGTGGAGGCTATAAATTTTGTGGGTGAGGATGTATACCCGTGGTGTGAAGAGAGTGATATCAGTCTTCGTCGTTGGGTGGACCATGATATTCAGGTACTTTAAACAGCGTTGGGTGTACTACATTTTTTTGATTCGGGTGATAAAATTCAATGTAAAGAATCACACGGTCTTCTTTAGACTTATTTTCAGCCCAATGGGGATATTTTGCATTTAATAAGACGTGTTTACCATCTTCTTCTTTTACAGTACCCATACTCCAATGATGTAAATAACAGTCGTCCGGACATTTAAGACCTAGATGATAAGTGAACCTGTAATTAGGACCACTGGGATCTACGTGTTCTTCTAGCTGTACACCACCTTTCATGAGGGCAAAACCAGCAATACGAATACCCGGTATCTGAGAAAGTAACTTGAAAGTTTCTGGGCATTTAGCGCAATTACCTGATAATGCCACATTTTCCCAATAAAACGGCCAGCTAATCCAATCATTTTGAACATGATCTTGCCCTCCCTTAAGCCAACCACACTTACCAGCCGAATAATCACTTAAGATTTTTCTCATTGTATCACTACCTTCCCATTGACCAGTTGGTCTAGGTTTATCACTAATAAATTCATTCATTGGTAAATCATCAAGCTCTTTACGAATGATTTTCCAATGATCTTTGAGATCTTTAAGATTCATTTGTTTTAAATAGAAGTATTTTTTTAATATCGCGTAATTGTAGATGAAACACTTTTACGCCATACTTTTTTCAGTCCTTTTGGGGTATGCATATTACGAGATGATGGAAGCGTCCCTACCCACAGAGACAAACTGTAGTTACATGGCTTCGCCCATGACAGATCTCCTAGCGTTTTTATGGGGGTTTGTACTCATGGGTTACGGTGTGAGATACGACAACGCTGTACTGACCTTATTAGGTTGTACGATTATCGTTGAACATATTTTCCAACTCAAGAGAAAGGTGTAGATGTTCCACCTATTAAAATTAACCCCTAAACAAAAGGGTTAGTAAGATTAATAAGTTTATCACTGCCATTCGTTTTCATGTAAATAACTTCGTCGCATTCACCACCTTTCATAACGAGTTCAGCCTCTCCACACTCAGTACCGGATGCCTTGTGTCTATCACATGCAACTTGAGTCTTCATAGTGATATTCATATCCTGACTGTATCCTATGAAGGTCCTATCAACCCCCCCTTCTTTGTTTTTAGCTTCAACAATGGCTTTCCATGAATAGGGACCAAATTTCCATTCGTTCGTGGAGTCAACAGGTGGTGGTGGAGCGTCCAAACTTGTAGCGTTATGTCGTCCACCAAAACGTCGTTTAATGGAGACGACGGGTTGGAACAGAAGTTGTGTTACACTCAACATTGAAATACAATGTACATACAGTTTTAAGTTACTTTTACTAGTTGACATTTTCCAACTAGTAAAAGTAATTGTGTACTCAAAGGGTTTCGAACCCCTGACCTCAAGCTTTATTGGTGGAAAATGATAGATTAACAATATTACTACGCATCCATTTCCAAAGTGGATTCATAGTTATATAATACGATAGGTTATTTTTACAAAATGGAAAACACTTTGTAAAAGCAACTAACTCCCCCAACCGGGTTCGAACCGGTGACCTCACGATTAACAGTCGCGCGCTCTACCAACTGAGCTATGGGGGAATGGGTCCTCTCTACCTGAATCGAACAGGTGACAAATGGAACTACAGTCCATTGCTCTACCAACTGAGCTAAGAGAGGAATATCAAGCTCCTACCAAGACTTGAACTTGGGGTGGTGGATTCAAAGTCCACAGTGTTAACCAACTACACCATAGGAGCCGGAGCCTCAGCTACTATATCAGTAATTTGATTCTTTTCTTTAACCTCATTTATATATTTAAATCCGATTAACGTTATTGAAAAAAGTCCAGCGGATGTATTAGCTATGATCATTGGAATCACACTGTAATACACGGAATATATGAGACCCAAAGAACTCGCTACCATATTCAGTCCAAGAAACTTGTAATCAATCGCATTGGTATCCTTCTCCTTGTACACATGGTGTACTTGGGGTATGAACATAATAGCAATTAGTATTGCACTTGTCAGCCCAATGCCATCAACGAGGTTCATCTTATTCTAAACTATTTTCTAATGTTTAAGTAGGTATGTTACCACTTCTCATTGTGTTACTCGTGATAGTACTAGTGTTCTTCTACAGTAAGAGAACTACTAAGATAGAAGAATACGATTACAAGTGTTTTTTATTGACTGTACCAAAAGAGGAAAAGAGAAGAGAACGTTTCATGAAACATCACAGTCCTGAAGTGCCAATTGAAATCATATATGGTCTAGATACACGGGATATCAAAAGCGCAAGAAAGTTTGAACACATGATTGAGGGTGAATATTTCGAAAAAGCTGTAGAAATGCACTACGACAATAGTGTGAAGAGGCCCGACATCACATATTTTAACATGGGTGCTATTGGCTGCTTCATGGGTCATTTAGAGTTTTACGACCGATGTTTTGACCAGGGGTTGAAATATGCAGTTATTTTTGAAGACAATGTACTTGTAAAATCCAATCGTCTCTATAAAGAGATACAGAATGTCATAGATGAAAGGGGTGATGAATTTGAAATGTGTTTTTTCCATTGTCTCTCACGTCTTCCCGACAAACAAGATGGGAAGTTAGAAAAGGTCAAATGGATCTCCAGTACCAAATGTTACCTCGTTAACGTTGAAAATATGAGAGGCTATATAAAGCATTTTTTACCCATGGATAACCACATTGATATGAAACACGAAGATCTCATAGCTAAAGGTGCTAGAGTCTATTACAAAGATATGCGTCGGTACATGAAGATTGATCGGACTCACCATAGCACAATTGGTCACCATGACCACGGTCGTAAAGAGTTCTTTTCTAAACTCCATCCATCTGCAACTCCACGAGATGTCAAATGGGGGTATTAAGTGTGTCTCTCTGTAATCATATATTCCGGGTACATCTCACGCATTAACCGCTTTTGTGGGAGATAAATATTTCTTTTCTCATTGAGACACATAGCCTCAGTGACAAAATTAACAATCTTCTCGTCGTGTCTAACATCCATTTGGATCGTGTAACCTGAAACCAAAGTTTCGTGTACATCTAGATACACTTTAGCCGTGGGGAACAAGATGTTCTCGCTGAGGGTCATAGTATTAAAATGACGACCGAGGACAGCCAAACGAAATCTAGCGACGGACATAATTCTGTACTTTTCCTACGCTCCAAACGAGACTCAAGATTGCCGTGGCGTTTTTGAAAGTCTCCTTAGGGGAGTTCATTTATAGATTTTATATAGTTTTGGTTTCACTTAGGTTAAGCAAATGACTTGGTAGTTCCCTCCTCCTTTCGTTTCTCACGACACGCATCATTCTTCTCCTTCTTCTCAGCAGCCTTCTTGGGGTTCGCCTTCGCCTTGTTCTCCTGTTTGATTTTCTTCTTCTCGGAATCGGTGAGTTTATCCTTCGCAGTATTGTCAATCGCCATTATATATGTATATCATTTTAAATCTATAAGTTCCTAATGTATACAGGTCTCTCAGTTCTGATGATTGAGAGACCCATACTCAATATAGACTTAGCTAACCGTGATTTCACGAAGATAACACTGTGATCTACATATCTTCTTGAATTTGGACGATGACGATCTAGGACTTCCTTCATGGAAAGGACCCTCCCAATTGAAACCTTTTTACACTCGGTGAGATCTATCATGAAATGCACTGGTTTCTTATAGGACCATGCATGTGTGAACATGGAATCCAAAACCTGAGGTGTTGTTGTATCTCTAATTTTGATATTGTACTGGAGAGACATTATGAATTAACAATCTTATAATATTTTGAGGATATATTTCTCCATAAAACGTCTCTAAACCAATTCAAATATCCATTGACATTTCTACATGTATAGTGACTAAGGCGGTCATCACATGGTTTATTGATAAAGTCCATGATGAGGAGTAACCGTTCACCAGTCTTAAACTGAACTTTGTGTAAACAATTATTAGCTTCTAAAAATACACCCATATTCTCCTTGAAAGGAAACGCATCATATCCCTCTATAGAAAACACTGTATCACTCGTATCATGAATTGGAATCACTAATCTATATTGTTTAACATCTGGTCCATATCTCTTTATATCATGGTGATAGTTTTCATAGTACTGTGCCTTCATACCCTCGAAATAATAACGAAGCCAGCACCTCTGCAAATCTAGGGAATTAACGGGGTATAACTGTTCACCAACAACTTGTGACAATTGCTTCAAAAACTTTTCATTCGAATAAAAGTTTAACTTTACATCTTCATTCAAGTTCTTATTCTTCTTAGCCCTACCTAAAAATGTATCAACGAGTTTCTGCCGACACGTTTCAGATAAAATATCTTCAACGATTACAAACCCTTCCCCTCTGGTGACCTGATCACCCCGGGTATTGACATCACAGTTTAACTCTATATCGTCCACCTTTCTCTTATAAAGAAGAAATGGTACCACAAATACGAGTATTAATAATATTATGACAATGTATTTCATCTACTATATACAACCATTTTTATAAACATACAAGAATCTGTACCATCTTCCGATAATTTCTAAATTTATTACTAATAGAAAATTTTATAGTTAATGTATACTTCTGAAGTTTTGATCATATGAAAAAATAGTTTTTTCAAAACTTATCGGAAGGTGGAACAGATTTTTTGTCCTCATATTGCAACCTCTTTTGCTCTTGCTAAAGTATTGTTGTAACGAGGAAAACCCGTTATAAAAATACCCCCGCTGGGAATCGAACCCAGAATTTAACTTCACTTAACTGGATGTTACTCCATTATTGGCATACGCATGGTATAAGAATCATGTGATAAGACCGTTTCACTACAGGGGCTCAAAACTCATAAACTGTCACAGTAAATCGTCCTCGCTGTTTTACCATGGTTTCTAAGAAGAGTTCTCGTATCTTATCCTTACCACGATCTGTACCTTTAAGCAATTTCATCTGTTTATCAATTATGGCTTCTGATCTAAATGTTATATGTTCTGGTGTATAACATTCAACGCCATCTGTAGTGACTGTATTTGGTGGTGATGTTTGAGCCCCTATAAACTTAGGATCTTTGTACATCTGACGAAACATACTTACAATTGTTATTTTTTATATTTTATAATAATAGAAATGTCTTTAGAAGTTGTTACCTATGCTAATAAATCTCAGGGTATGTTCGAAGAACTTGTGAAAAATGAGTTTGGGGTACCAGTCAAAGTTCTGGGATGGGGTAAAAAATGGAATGGTTATTCAGACAAATCCAAAGGTCTTTTAGAGTACATGAAAACAAAGAATGATGAAGACATAATTGTATTTGTGGATGGATTTGATTCCAATATTAACAAACCCACCACTGATGTAGTAAAAATATTCAAAGAATATAACTGTCGTGTTCTATTCTCAAACAACCCCCCGTGGTTTTTTCAATCACTTATATTTGGTGTGTGTGATAATTCAATCGCAAACGCTGGTATGTATATGGGTTATGTAAAAGAACTTCGTGAAGTTCTGCAAGCTGAAGCTGATTTGCATTGTGAGGACGACCAGGTCAATTTAAATGGGTTATGTAGAAAATACAATTTTGTAAAAGTTGATAAAGATGAAAAAATTTTCAAAAACTTTAGTCCAATTCAAAAAATCAAAACGAGTGATGCGATATTTGTATCTTTTCCAGGAACTCTCGGTATAAATAGATACTGGAGAGGTTTATTTGAATACACACAATTCGTATACATATACATATTGTGTCTACTGGTATTAGGTATGGCTTTCTTTCCACAAAAGCAAGGAATTCTCGTCACTACTCTCGTCCTATACACAACATTCTACGCATTAGCTGCTGATAAGTCATGCACCACTAGTCCACAGGTTTAACAACTTTGAGTTCATATTTGTTTTCACCTCCGTATACAAGTTTCTTGTAGAGTTTCTTCATGAACTCGGGCATGTTGTTACCATTCGCGGTAATATCAGAGATGCCAGGTAAAAAGCAAGACATACGCCTATAGAAGAGGGTATTCTTATCGGAAGTATCCTTGGAAGCATCACCAACACGGTAATACTGTTTGTCAAACTCTCCAATGTTTTCTAAATCCTCTTTATGAGTCACCTTCATTTGGATTCTCTTATTGTCATTTTTAGCGTTGATGGCACCGGAGTGAATCAGATTCGCATCAAATAAAACAGCTTGTCCAGGTTCACACCCAACACTCTTGATTGATTTAGTTATGTAAATCTTGTTCCTCTCCTTGTGGGACTTGGGTATCACATCCAGGCATGACTTCATCTCCTCCAAAAAGAAGATGATTGTATAAGAAGGGTGTTTCATTTTGGGATTCAACATAGAACCATTTTCATCACGATGACACGTAGATACACTTGACTTTTCTATCGAGAAAATGTAGTCAGTAAATACATAATCCTCACCCAATATGGTATGAAGTTTCTTTAGAACACCTGGATGATCATGGATAAACTTTTTAGCCTCTACATACTTCTTGGAATCAACTAGACCCAAAATATAATTGATCTCACTCTCGTTGAATGCATCAAATATGTGGAACCCACTATCAACAACCTCGTCCGTCTGAATAAAGTGGACATGATTGGTTGTAGTCGCATACACACAAACTATCAGTAAAATCACTATCAATATGTATCTCATTTTACTTATAGTAATATTTTAAACACTCTCCATTCTATTTAGGTCCTCTCGGGATACCCCGTCCCTACTTCTACGTCTAGCTCCGTTAAATGCACCCAACCATCTGGAAACTGTATGTTTAGAACCAGTAAGTGATGCTGCATCATCACTCACCACAATAGAGAGGCCATTACAGACATCCGGTTTGTTTTCTTTATCGGGAAATTGTACTAAGAAAGCTTGGATAGTAATAGCTGGTATATCTGGTGAATCATCGAGAAGTTTATCGTAATCTTCTCTACATTTCATAATAAACTCAACCACATTATCCCGATGCTTGACATCGAGAGAGAGTTCCATATCAATACTTCTATAGAGTTTAGACCATTGTACACACTGTGCGGAGTGTGCCTCTGAGAGACTTAAACTTTGACTAAATTTACTAATAGACGTAAGTATTCCCGCCAAAACATTTAGAAATGCGAAAAAATACTGGATAATCATAATGTTATTTTTTGTTTCGTCTGATACCCCATCGTTTCCACTCGGATTTAACACAGCGAAACCACCGACACCTGTTATACTCGCTATAACTATACTCGGGTAGGCTAACCAATCATTCTGTTTCTTGTAAAATAGGCGTGCGTGATTATGTAACCAGCGGTATCCAGCCGCCTTTTCTGCCCATTTTATAAGCAACTTTTCTTGTTTTTCACACCATTCACACTGTTCGTCTTGTTTAACACTCATATGGTCTATTATTACAATGAGAGATAAATTTCAAGTTCGGGTTTCATTTTTCCTACCCACCACTTCTTTTTTTCCGCATCCCACTTTCCACCATTTGATTTTACTATATCCTTTTCGTCAAAGGGAACATTTAGGAATATTCGCTCATGGGTAGATGTACCGGTATCTACCACCCATTCTTTAGCTTCTACTTCTGTTTTGAATGATTTATATACCGCACCTGTAAACTCAAACACCTGTTCCTTAGCTTCATCCCAAGTTGTGTAAATACCCGGGATGTGTCCTTTAACAACAGCATAAAATTTTTGTTTATTCGTCTTATCTGTTCCACCTGCAGCTCTGTAGGCTAACGTATCTACTTCTTCATTTTTAGGGTCTCCGTTATGTGCTTTTACCCACTTCCATTCAACCTTCGTTAATTTATTACGCACGTCATCAATATCAACCCATAGTTCTTTATTTTTTACAGGTTGTCCTGTTCTAGTTACCCAGTCGTTCTTTTTCCAGTTGATAATCCACGAACTAATACCATTCTTCACATATTGACTATCCGTAAATATACAAACTTCTTGGATGTCCCTCTTCAAACACTCTTCTAGGGCTTTGAGAATCGCAGTCATCTCCATTATATTATTAGTCGTGTCAGTCTGTTTACCAGATAATTTAAACAGATCACTGACCACACCCCAGCCGCCACGTCCAGGATTACCGAGACAACTTCCATCAGTGTAGATCTCATACATGATTCTCTTACGAATTAATTTTCTAAGTCTATTGTAAAAAAATGATGATGATGAGAAGTGCTGCACCATTCTTAATGCTAATTTGTTGTTTATGTTGCTCCTCTTCATTCATGCAGTCGGGGATGAAGATTCCCACTACACCTATCGCTTCTAGTACAAGTAGTATTACGTGTTTTACCACAATGTTGGGGATGTTAGGTGGTGGTTTGTTTTGAGGTGTATTCAGAGGCTTTCTTTGGTGTTTTACAAATCGTGTCACCGCAATGATCGCGGTTCTGGTACACAGAATTGATAGATGTTGCTATCTCGTTGCACGACTTTAGGGACCATCTCCCCAATTTAGGTTTTTCGGTTTTCAATAGACTCTCCAAGAGTGTCTTGAATATCATATCAAAATATGACATTTTATTTTTAAGTACCAGAAAACAATGATAGTTAAAAACAAAATATGATAAAGCCTCAGTGTATAATAGGGAGCTATCAATGAAATTCAGGGTCGTGCGTCCAAATATGGTAGTAAGGAGGAAGAGAATACAATTGTCCCGTGAAGTAGTTCGCGATTTGAAAGAAGTGAGTAAATTATCTTGTGTCAAACAGTGGGAATTTGCTGGTAATATTAAGTACAAAAATTTTGAGTTTAGTAAACCAAATATTGTTACATCAAAAAAACGAAATCGTGTAGAAGGTCCTGAAATTGATAGAGTTTGGTATTCTGAAATGTCATTTCACACACATCCAGGTAATGGTCACCACGACGGAACTATATGTGATAATACACCAATTTTTACAACCCTCCCTAGTAATGCGGATTTCGAAGCACAACGGGAAATCTATTTTTCGTAAGAGATGACATTAACAATTTGGAACCGAACGATGAGATTGAATTCCCATGGTGGTTACCCGATGATATTAAACGAATGGTGTTTCATATAAATAATATATTACCTGACGCACACCTAGATGATTTCGGAAAAGACCTCATTAAATACATTAGAGGTGCGAAACTGGGATACATGACAAATGAATAAAATGATTTTCACGTGGGTTTAGTAGTATCTTTATCAGACCTGAAAAACTTATTAAATGGACAATTTTCACACCGCCTATGACGAATTGCACAATTAAGTGCATCTGGGTTTTTCATACACGTCTTTGCTTTTGCATTTTCTTTAGCCTTACTTCTTTGAGCATATATGCGCCTTCCAAAAAAGCAATAGGGTTGAAGGATCATATTATGATGACGTATTTCGTTTTTAAATAGCATTAACCGTGCACTTTAAAAATGATTTTTTGATTTGATTTAATTTACTAACATACCGAAACCAACAAATTAGTTGGAGAAGGCGAGGCCACCCATGCCTGACTGGATGCGGAGGACGTTGTAGTTCACAGCGAACATCTGCATGGTGGTGGAGGCAACACCGGCGGGCACAGTGACAGCGACCTGCGCGTTATCGATGCGCGAGAAGTTGCAAGTGCCGGTAGGCTGATGCTCTTCGGGCTTGAGCGCGAAAGAGTACGAGTACACACCGGGGTAAGGGTTACCAGAGTGATGGTTGTAGGCCTGGACCTGGTTGAAGTACTTACCCTTCTGGGCCTTGAAGCGGTCCTGACCGTTGAGGATGAGCTTGAAGTCGGTGAGGGGACCGACAGTCTCCTCGCGGAACTTGATGGAGTCACCTTCCCATGACGCACCAGTGCGGAGGAGGGGAACACCGGTACCCTGTCCGATGGACACGTAGGCGTTGGAACCGTGGGCAGCCTCGGGGTCGGACTCGAGGACAATACCGGAGGTACCGGGCTCCGTGGTGAAGTTCCACAGAGCGGTCGCGGCGTTGCCGGCCGCGGGGTCGTTGAAGCACCAAACCAGCTCCTTGACGGGGTGGTTGTACGACAGGCGCTTGTTGGAGGTCTGACCCGCGGAGACGGTGTCCGACCCAGTGTGCTGCACCTGTTCGATCAGGTACTCGTGGCCCTTCTGGGCGAAGCGGCGACGCTCCTCGGTGTCAAGGTAGACGTAGTTGGCCCACACCTTGAAGACGTTCTTGTTCAGGTAGGTCTCCATGTCCGACGCGAGATCAAAATCAATGCGGACCTCGTGGTACTGCAGAGCAATGAGGGGCAGGTAGAGACCGGGGTTCCTGTTGAAGAAGAAAATGAGGGGAAGGTACACAACCTTGCCGTCCTCGGCAGTGGTCATCTTACCCCAGTTAGCCTTCTTGGACTCATCCAGGTAAAGCTCGGAGTACAAACGCCACCAGCGCTGGTAGTGCTTGTCGATGCGCTGACCACCGATGGAAAGCTCCGCGGAGGCGATGGCACGCTCGGCGACCCAGCAAGAGGGGGCACCGGCGAAGGTGTTGGACGAAGTCGCGTCGGACTCGAGTTCGAGGTACATGTCACCGACGAGATCACCGTTGCGCGCGACAGTCACGGACACGCGGCCGGAGTTGGCGGCGGTACCGTTGACGGTCTGCTCGATGTTCTCCATCGCGAAGTTAGTGTGGCGCTTGTAAACCGCCTGGAAGAAAGTAACCTTAGGGTTGCCAGTCAGGTAGACATCCTGGGCACCGTAAGCGACGAGTTGCATAAGACCACCGGCCATTTTGAGAGTTGTTGTACTATACACCAACATTTTTTTTATGGTTAAAATCGCATGTAATGCGAAAATATCCGTTTTGAATTTTCTCAGTCTAGGTTAAAATGTCATCACGCCCTGAAGAGGAAGAACCTATTGAAGAAATTGAGGAGGGTGAGATTGTCTCAGAGGAAGAGATTGACCTCACAGACGATGATGACGAGTATGAAATTAACGATGATGATGACGACGAGGATAACATGGATCTCGCGGGTCTCATGACATCTCTCCTGGCTACCCCCGATGGGGACACAATTTGCTCAGCCCTTGTCAATCTCTGTTACCAATTAGAAACCCAAAACAAAATCCTAATTAAAATGCTATCGAAAATTCAACCTCCAAAATCGGCTTAGAAAGAAAAAACGTATTGTAATAAATTAGAATGGAGCATACCCATTTCATCGATAAGGTACCAAATAAATATGAAGCTCTAGTGGAACTTCAGAAAGAACATATCCAATCGATGAAAGATGAACAGGTACCCGTCGTCATTGATAAATTTGAACATGCATGGTCCCTGAAGACCAACGACTTTAGAAATGCGCGTGAGTTGGGGTATCGTCAATTTGTACACCCTGATAACTTCGATGAGTCTGGAAATCCAAACCCTAGTCAGATTGACATCCTGGCTATTAAGGGTATTCGTGACAAGCAGAGAACGTATCTCATCAACCTTAAGAATCACAGTAGAGACCTAAAGATCCATAAGAAGGATCCAAACGACGATGGGATGACGATTGTCAGGCGAATTAACAACATCCTGAAGCAATTGAGTGATGGATACGAGAATATTCGTCGTCACTATACATCTTTTGAGCGTGTTGAATTTCCAACAGCAGACTCTAAATACGCTGTAAATGGTGATCCTTCCACTATGGATGAAGATGAGGTTGAAAGTTCCACACCCTATCAGAAATGTCTACTGTATTCTCTCGATCAGACCTATAAATCTGGGTACAGGCGTTACAAAGGACAGTGTTGTGAAGAAATTAAGACTATCGAAGGACACCGGACACGCGCATGGAAACCCAAGTTTACAATTGAGCAGTTTGTCTACTCCCTTTCCCAAAAGGATGACGACTTTGCTATGTGGAAGAACTTCACAAGTCGTGGTAATGTCTATAGAGATGTTGTTGATAACATGAACAAATGCGTAGATGCTCAGTTCCCTGAAATTACAAAGCGTAGGCATGTTTGGAGTTTCAGAAATGGTGTATTTGTTGGCAAGGAATGGCTCCCCGATCAAGGGGTGCATGATAGTCGTTTTTACCCATATGACAGTAGTGAGTTTAGATGCCTAGATCCAACCATCATCGCCTGTAAATACTTTGATCAGCAGTTTGATGATTTCTCCCACATTGAGAAATGGCAAGATATCCCAACACCTTTTTTTGATTCCGTTCTCAAATATCAACAATTCGATAAGGATGTTTGTGATTGGGCCTATGTGATGGGTGGTCGTCTATGCTATGATGTTGGTGATATGGATGCATGGCAGGTGATTCCATTCTTCAAGGGTATTGCGCGATCAGGTAAGTCTACCCTAATTACCAAGGTTTTCAAGAAGTTCTATGAGAATGAAGATGTTGGCACTCTTTCCAACAACATTGAAAAGAAGTTTGGTCTCTCTGCAATCAAAGATTCTTTCATGTTTATTGCTCCAGAGGTGAAGGGTGACCTCGCACTTGAACAGGCTGAGTTCCAGTCTATGGTCTCAGGAGAAGATGTCTCCGTTGCTGTCAAGAATAAGACTGCTGTTTCTATCGAGTGGAACGTTCCAGGGGTTTTGGGTGGTAACGAGGTTCCAAACTGGAAGGATAACTCAGGATCTGTTCTTCGTCGTATCCTCACGTGGAACTTCTCGAAACAGGTGAAGGATGCAGACCCCCAACTAGATGAGAAGTTGAACAGAGAACTACCCATCATTCTTCTCAAATGTGTGAGAGGCTACCTAGAGTACTCTAACAAATACAGAGACAAGGATATTTGGAATGTGGTACCGGAGTACTTCAAGAAGATCCAGAAGCAGGTTGCGATGGTGGCGAGCTCCCTCCACAACTTCTTGGAGAGTACTCTAATCAAATACGACAAGGATCTATTCGTTCCACAGAAGCTATTTATACAGGTCTTCAATCAACATTGTCAGGCAAACAACTTGGGTAGACATAAGTTTACTCAGGACTTTTACGCCGGACCTTTCAGTTCTAGAGACATTGAAGTCAGGGAAGAAGTGGTGACCTATAATGGACGTACATATCCAAACCAACCTGTGATCTACGGTCTAGATGTGATTGATGACAGTTTGGGTTTCACGGAGGATTATTAAAAAAAATACTACTAAATAGTAATAATGAGTCAGCAGCTCAAAGAGTTTGTGAAACAGTCAGGTGTAGAGCTACGCCAGACTGGTACTCCAAATTCGGTTGCGTCAAACAACAGCTTCGCTAGAGAGCTTGAGGCTAATATGCTAAGAAGGCAAGAGTTCCCAAACCGCCTCGAGAAGAATATGATGAGTAACGCAAACTATAACGAGTTTTCAGACGCTATCAATTCTCCCAACTATAACAATCTTCCAAACGAAAACAAAAAAATGATAAACAACATACTCAGAGAGTTTGAACCACCTCTTCCAGTTTCTCAGTCCCTGCAGCTCACTTTCAGTAAGTTAAATCCAGGTATGTTCAATGCTACAGTGAATAAAGAGTTTCCCCAACAAGGTAACCTCATTGACCTAAAGAAAATACTTATGAAGGTTCCTCAACCAAGAACTTCTATTGGTGAGGGTCTTTATCTGGATACTACCCATATTATAGGTAGATTTGGTGCGATGCAGGAGGGGTTCTCTCACACACGCGAATATGGGAAGAAGGGTAATATCAATAAGAGTTTCTTTACAGTTCAGATAAAGGTTGTTATTTCCAATGACACTGAATCTAAGGGTGGTACCGTAAACATTTATAAGAATGGTAAGATTCGTTTCTCTGGTGGCTTTATAGGTACTAATATAGCCAGTCAACCAGAACTCATCAGGCGTTACATAGTTAATACCTACACTGAGAAGGAAGCTTATCTGTACAACCCATTTGAGTATAACAATCTCAGTGGTCAATTTAGGATTAATGGTAACTTTAAGGGGTTTTCTTCCATTGCTGGCAAGGTGAGAATGTATGCTTCCTCGGGTGTTACTAAGTTGAGCTACGAACCTGAGCTGTCCCCCTTTATGTACGTCAATTACAAGGGACACAAGTATAACTTTGCTCAATCTGGAAATGTCCAGATTTCCGGCTCAGCAAGCCCAGCTGATATGCTCGTTGCCTACAACGATGCCATAGCGCTCATTAAAATTATGAACACCAACGGTGATGTTGAAGTTACTGGGGAAGTTCCCAAGCAGCTCACCAAGGGTGCCGGGGCTGCACCCAAAAAGAGGGGTCCTAAGAAGAAGACGGGACCCCGCCTCCCTGTTAAGAAGAACTCCACGAAGAAGCGTGATTCGGTTTTCAATATTCAGATTAACGGTGTTCAGTGTATGCGCTTCTCTAAGGATGAACTTGTGGATTTCGCTAAAAAATTAGGTGTTGTGGGTATCACTAAGAGTACAAAAAAGGAAGATCTCTGTAAGAAGATTAACGCAGTTCTCAACAAAAATAGTACGACATTCAAAAATACAAACGAGAAAAAGAATGTTAAACTCTCTGGATCCAATACGAACTTTAAGGTTGGGAAATCCAAGTGTATGAACTACGATAAGACTGAACTTCTCCGAGTTGCCAAGATTCTCAAGATACAACTCGATGACAAGGAGACCAAGGCTACTCTCTGTAAAAAGATTGAAAAGGTGCGTAATGCGATGATTGCTCCCAAACCAAAGCCAACTACTCCACCAGCAAAGAAGGTTGTGAGACAACAAAAGGCTCAAGAAAAGAAGGTGGTCAGAACTAATCAAGTTATGAAGAAGAGGGGTCTAGATGACAATTCTATCCGAAAGGATATAGTCAAGCTTTATGGTAAGAGGTGGATGGACCGATACAAGCCACCCTTGAACAGCGATATCCGTGAAATGACCACTCGCCTAGGTAAGATGTCTGGTGGTAATAAGATAGGTGTCCCCTTCAAGAAGAATGTGGATGACGTAAAGAGGGCCCTGGTGAACAAGTGGAAGAGGGAGCGTGTGCGCAATCTTGAGAAGAAGTACATAACGAACTCACTCAACGTTTCGGGTATTCCACGTAATATGGTTAACATGTATAGGACTAGAGCCGCAAACTACATTATGATTCATAGTCCCACGAAGACACAATTAGTCAGGTATAAGAAGACCTGGTTGAACAATACCAAGAACACAAAGAATGCTACACCCAAAGCGGTCCCTATAGTAAAAGCTAATAGAGAAACGATGTAAACTTAAGGAATAAGTAATATATATTTGTAAATGCAATCAATCGGTGAACAGTTGAACGAACGTCTAGAGATCGGTATGAAGAGATATGGTCATGGAGTAATTGTTGATTCTGACACGAGAAAGTGGGGTACACCTAAAAATTCCTGGATTGACATGGCTATCGAGGAATTTTTAGACGGAGTCATATATGTAGTGGCGGACTATATTAGAAAAGGTAGGGGGAGTAAAGAGGGGGTGTGTGACCTAGAAAAGAGATATGGTACTCACGAAGCTGATGACAATGGTCTCATCATGTACATTACAAAAAATTACCAAGATATAGAGAGTCCTAGACACAAGATGCTCTTGTGGAACTTATTTAACATGTTACTCTCGTGTTCACGGTTTTGAGAGGTTCAGCAATCTGTTTGAGGTGCGTGGTGTGGTACGCGAAATTGTATTTGGGGAATATTTCCTTAATCATATTTGACAACGTTGTAGCCTCAACTATATTGGGGAGTCCTGAGCACACAGACATTTTCTCAATCTGGAGAAGACGATCTTCCATCAACACAAATCTTTTGAGTCCCTTTTCATTCATTCCATCCCCTCTCATCTTGAGATACATATCTCTAGAGGCTCCATGGCTTAAATGAAAATGTTTAGACCCTGAAACCTCTTCACTCTTACTTCTCGCCTCGTAAATGAGTACAAAGGCTATGATACCCAATATCAGGTAGATCATTTACTTATTACACAGGAATTAATTTGGACAGATCATTAACTTTGTGGATGATGTTGAAAAACTCGTCACGAGAGGAGACCTTGGTCGGATCCACAATCTCAAACTCAATTTGATACGAAGATTCCTCTTCTGAGTCCATATCGGCGTTATCACCGGAAGAAATGGTCATGTCAATACTGAGATTCTTACGCACGAACGAGTAACGAGTCTTGGTCCTCTTACGGTCCATCTCGTATTCACCCCAAGTTGGGATTTCACGAGACACACTGAAGCGCATGTCAGTTGGAGTCCCGGAGAAGTCATCCTTGACGACATTAATCTTCTGGACCATTTTCTGTTCACCGGTGTCTTGGTTAGAAGTGATTCGGATGGAATCTTTGTCGTTGTAGAAGATGTCAGAAATGGAGCTTTCAGTCTTTTCCCAATTAGGGAACTTTTTAAGACCTGTGAGAACTCGTTCAAATGTTTCTTTGCCCATATTGGTATCAAAAAATGAGCCATTGTACTTTCCTAGACGCAATTCCACTTCAATGTGTTCTTCATCCTTGAAGGAATCAAACACAGGGAGGACTTTTTCAACGATAGATTGGATGTCGTGCATGTTTTCTTACTTTTAAGATTCGCGTCATTCTCTTAAGTGTTTTTTATGCAAATATTGTAATGAGAGGTTTTTTAAACCTTGGAAATACATGTTACTTCAACACAACCCTCCAATGTCTCCTCCATATTCCCTTACTCACAAACTATTTGATCAGGCACCCATATGAAGGCGAATGTGAATTCACTAAAATGTATAGAGACCTTACACTTGTATATTGGACAAAAGGAGAAGAAAAAATTAACATCAATGCACTTTTAAAACTTTTCCAGAAAGAGTTTCCTAGGTTCAAAACAGATGAACAACATGATGTCCAGGAAGCCATCTTATGTATCATAGACATTCTAGAGAGAGAAGTACCCGAGATCAAAAAATGGTTCTATGGTAAAAAGGTGCAGGAAACTGTATGGCCAGGTGGAAAGTCAACAAATGAAGAGGATTTTAGCGTCCATTTGGTCACCTCCAACGGTACTGACATGGAAGAAATGTTAAAGAAGAGTACTGACTGGGATGTCATTGAAAATTTCGAAGATGACAAAGGTAAAGTTCACCATGTTGCGACGACGCGAAAGTTATTTTCAAAACTTCCACAAGTTCTAATGATTTCGTTCGATAGGAAGAGTCACATCAAAATTATTGAGAATATACTCATGGATAAATATGAATATAATCTTATAGCGAGTGCTGTCCACATGGGTCACCAAAATGATGGTCACTATGTGGGCTTTGTAAAGAGGCGAAACAAATGGTTTTGTATTAATGACGAAATGGTAAGGGAGGAGGAACTACCTGACCAGGCCGGATTCTATTTTATGGTGTATAATTTGAAAAATCAATCGTGACGACTCCATTTGGCTGTATTGAACCGGGAAACCTTTTCGGTACCCTCGTCTGGCTTTACACCGTAACAGTTGACACCAGCCATTCCATTGGGGGGTGTCCACGCTTTGATTCCCGGTGTACCATTACCACATCCAGCCATTATACTGGTATTGATGGGATATTTGGCAACCGTTTGGTCTGACAACCAACCTGTTGCACACCAATCAGCCTCGGCCACCTGAGCAGCAGCGAGTTGTGCACCGGTCGCAACAACTGCACCATGTGTTGTGCACGTGGCTGCAGCCTGGACTTTGGTGTAATCATAACCACCAACATAAAATACTTCCTCCTTCTCTTCCTCAACACAAGTACCATCCTCCTTGACATATCCAGTTTTGCAAGTCATAACGCATGCATTATTAGCGCCATACTTATACGTCGCATTTGTGTCGGGGGTTCCCACTGGGGTACATACGGTTCCTGGACTGGGTCCTGGACTGGGTCCTGGTGTGGGTCCCAGGGTAGGCTTTGACGGTATCAAAAAGAATGCTCCCACTGAGGCTGAAGAACACACCATCATTAAAACAGCTACACCAATTATGGCAGTCTGCGACATTTATATTATTACAAGATTAAAAATTTGGTCTACAATCTAAAAACTCCTTCATCTTAATATCCTCCTTAATGTTCACAATAGTCCTATAGAAGGTGCGACGGTTATTGGGGTGTGTCTTGTCCCTCCGCCTCTTTAGAGGTTTCCACCACATTGGTTCCTCCCATGTCATGTATTTACATTCTACGATGGCTCCATCTTCAAACCACGGCTCATCCGAAATCCTGTTAAGGGGAATCTCACTCTCAAAATAGAGCTTCCCCTTTTCCTGAACATATAGTCTCCAAGCTAAGGGACCGGGTTTACACCCGGGTGTTTCTCGTGTGGGTTCCTTCTTCATGAGAAAGTCCACGGTATTCTTTTCCAAAGGTTTCCATTTAAACATAGTCTCATGGGTTCCGAGGCGAATTGGTTCATTGAGGGGTGTAAACACGAGACCGTCAATCTTTTGTTGAACCATGGGAAGATATTCATCCATGAATACTTCAAAGTCTTTCATCATATGGAATGTTTTCATCTTTAGACGGTGTTTATCAGACTTCATATAGATGATAAACTTCATCATATCCTCTGCAGCTGCAAGTCTCTCGTCTAGGTTTTGGTGGGCTACAAGTACTCCACTCACCAGAACTGAGTCATATACCATGAGTGTGTTTTCATACAACTCACCATCTAGGATGGTTCCTTCGTACGCCTTTTTATTGAGATTTATCTTCACTTCAATCATGTCAAAAGCTCGGTTCACAAAAAGACACTTTGGTTTACCTTCATACATGAGAGCGACCATCATGTATCTCTCACCATCAGTCTTTTCGCATACGACATATTCCGCACCCTTCA